GCGAAGGGTATGTTGTTACGGATAGAAACAGTCTACTCGAGAAGCTCAAAGGGCTCGATAAAGATAAATAACATATAATAGGATATGTACAATGGAAACACGATTTCAAGAAATATTAAATGAGTCTAAAAAGACTTATAATTTTAAAATTGGTATAGCTGGCAAATTACCAGAAGGATGTGAAGATAGCATCAAAACTTGCTTAGAAAAGTATAGTGTTGCTTCAATGTCAAAAGGTAAAAGAACACCAATTCAAGAGCGTCCATTAGATTTTCCACAATTAGAAAATATGGAAGTTACATATTACGAAGTTGAATTAAACTATCCTTCAACACAGCAGGTATTACAAGAGTATATTGGACAGTGTTGTAACATCGACCAAGCATATATTATTGTACGTAATCCAGATGAAATGCAAGAAAAGTATCAAGAAATGCCAGAAGATACTACTTACGAAACTAAATTAACCCAAGAAGATATGGGCGGTGAAAGCGCACAAGAAAGTGTAGGCGGAAATCGTGTTATGGATTTATTAAAAGAGCTAGAAGTAGCTCGCAAAGAACGTGAGCACGATCCAAGTGCTGCGGCACCGGAGGCAAACTAAAATGGATATGAAAAAATTATTAGAATCGCTAGACGAATGCGGCACAATGGAAGGCGGTATGCCACCGATGGCTCCACCAGCACCAATGCCAAGAGACGAAGGCGATCCAGTATCAATGAATGTAAATTTAAATGCACGTGGTAAAGACCACGTTGCTGATTTAATTGATATGATGAAAAATGCAGGACTAGGCGATGCAAAAGAAGTTAGCGCAGATATGATGCCTATGCGTACTGATATTGAAAGACTACGTGATATTGTAGATGGCCCAAAAGACATGGACGATCTAAAACCAGGCATGCAAGATGAACCTTGTCCAAAATGTGGTAAAATGCATATGGGTATGAGTGCTTGTAACGATTCAATTGAAAATGACGAAGAAGCAGTTGCAGAGTACGACAACGAGCCAGATGAAGAATATAAATCAGTTGACGATGTAATTGACTCAGGTGACGATTTACACAAGTCAAAAAAAGCATATCGTGCTACACAAGATGGCGACAATCCAATGGCATTGGAAGACGATATCAAAGAACAACTATACAAAGCAATACAAGCGAAAATGGCAGAAGGTCGTGGACGCGGTAAGAAAAAAGCCAAAGAAGATATTCAAACTACAGAAGGACGTGGTAGAGGCAGAGGCAAGAAAGCAAAAAAAGAAGATGCTGAAGCTGGAGCTGACATGGAAAAATGTCCCGAATGTGGATCAAAAAAACAAAAGTTAATGGCATGTAGCAGTTGCGGCTGTAGTTAATCACTAATCATAACACTTAATTCAAATAGGCTCTTCGGAGCCTATTTTTTTCTGTAAATAGTTTTATGACAGATTGGGCCAAATACTTTGAACATATAAAACCCGTGTGTCCTTGGAGCGGCGCAGCCTGGAAAAAGGGCGAAATAAAAGTAAGATATTGGAATGGTGAAACAGAAGAACTGGGCAACAATCAAGCCATTATATACATATGCGAAGGGTATAATCGCAGACGTCTTAAAAAACTTTGTAAAAAGTTAGATGTAAGTTTAGAATATGAATGGCTATGGAGTGAACCTACGCACGGAGATTATGCATCTCCAGTTCCTATACTAATACAACAAGACAGACGTAAGTTATTTGATCTAAGGTTCGATACTGGTTATTATGACAATTTAATAGGTTAAATACTGTTATGAGAGTACCTAGTATATGCATCGAAGACTTTTTTGACTTACCTGAAGAAGTTATAAAAATATCAGACTCAGTAACTTATGATAGAAGTAGTTACGGAATTTCTCCAGGACTGCGTTCAGAACCATTAGAAAATAAATTTCCTTTGTTGTGTAAATATATTACAATAAAAGTCCTGTCTCAATATTATGATTTATCGAAACAAATTGATATCGGTGAAACAAGAACACATTTTAATAAAGTACCATATTCGGGAGGCGACGGAATAATTCATACAGACGACAATACAATTACTGCTATTGTTTATCTTAATAAAAATCCTATACCAAATAGCGGAACGTCTATTTATAAACGAAAAAACTTAATTACAGATTTTACAGCACAAGATTTAAGAGTTGAAATTTTTAAAGACGACAAACAAACCGAAGAATGGAAAAAACTACGCGATGATTATAATTCAAAATACGACGAAGTAATGCGTGTTAATGGATCTTATAATTCAGCAATAAGTTTTAATGGATATGTTCCGCATAAAATGAATTTAGATACAGAACAAGAGGGCGAAAGACTAACTCTTATACAGTTCATACATGATGTAACAGCACCAGAATCACCTGATGAAAGATTTGAAATATTGCGTGGAAGATATTATCTATGAAGAGCTTAGACGGAGTATTAGTAAAAAAAGCTAATCAGAAAGAAACATTTACAGAATCGCAAATTGAAGATATTGCTAAATGTATGGATCCTGAAAATGGTTACTTACACTTTGCAAAACATTTTGCATACATTCAGCATCCTGTAAAAGGCAAACTTATGTTTGATCCTTATGAGTATCAGTTACGACTGATGCACAGTTATCATAACTACCGTTTTAATATTAATATGATGCCTAGACAGACAGGTAAAACTACCTGTGCTAGTATCTATCTTGCTTGGTATGCAATGTACAATCCAGATCAAACTATTCTTGTAGCGGCACACAAGTATACAGGTGCGCAAGAGATTATGTCACGTATACGCTTTGTATATGAAACTTGTCCAGATCATATTAGAGCAGGTGTTACATCATACAATAAACAGTCAATTGAATTTGAAAATGGATCACGTATTGTAGCACAAACAACAACAGGCAACACAGGACGTGGTATGAGTATCTCGCTACTATACTGCGACGAGTTTGCGTTTGTGCAGCCAAACATTGCGGAAGAGTTTTGGACTTCAATATCACCTACACTAGCAACAGGTGGTCGTGCTATTATTACCAGCACACCTAACTCAGACGAAGATACATTTGCTACTATTTGGAAACAAGCAGAAGAAAAATTTGATGCACATGGTAATGAACAAGAAGTTGGCATAAACGGATTTCACAGTTTTGTAGCTCAATGGGACGAACACCCTGACAGAGATGAAAAATGGAAAGAAGAAGAAATCGGTCGTATTGGCGAAGAAAAATTCCGTCGTGAATATGGCTGTGAATTCTTAGTATTTGATGAAACACTAATTAACTCAATCAAACTAGCAACTATGGAGGGAGACAGTCCTGTTCTAAACATGGGGCAAACACGTTGGTATAAGAAGCCTACAAGCCAGTTTACATACGCAGTAGCACTTGACCCTAGCATGGGCACAGGTGGTGACTTTGCTGCGATACAAGTGTTTGAGTTACCTAGTTACGAACAAGTAGCAGAATGGCAACACAATCAAACTGCCATACCTGGGCAGATTAGAGTATTATCTGACATATGTAAGTATATTCAACAGGAGACAAACAATTCCAACAGTATATATTGGAGTGTAGAAAATAATGGCATAGGAGAAGCGGCACTGATCGTTATAAACGATTTTGGGGAGGAGAACATACCGGGTTTGTTCGTTAGTGAACCAATGAGAAAAGGTCACGTTAGGAAGTTCCGCAAAGGCTTTAACACTACACATAGTACAAAAGTTACTGCTTGTAGTCGACTAAAAACAATGATCGAAAGCGATAAAATGATTGTACACAGTAAGCCTCTTATATCAGAATTAAAAGGATTTGTAGCAACAGGTTCGAGCTATCAAGCAAAGTCAGGAATTAATGACGATCTTGTAAGTGCAACACTACTTGCTATAAGAATGATGGCTGTTCTTAAGGATTGGGATCCGAGAGTATATAATACTTTCAATCAAGCAGAACATGATGACGATTACGAACCGCCAATGCCAATCTTTATTAGCAGTAACTATTGATAAATACTAACATGCAGAACTTAGACTTAATAGCAGAAGAATTATTTAATAAAATACGAGGACGTTTTCCTAGCGTTACTATAGGCGATGCCGAAGGTAATGTAACAAATGAGCCTACACAGGCTCGTTACTTTGACTTTAACTTTATGAATGAAGGACGTCCTGTAGGAAAAGTAAGCGTTAGTCTAGATGAAAAAAATGTAGCAGTTGTGTATGGTGAAGATTTAGTTGCAAATGAATCCGATTTAACCAAAAGCAATTGGTATGATTTTTTAAAAGAATTAAGAATGTTCGCAAGAAAAAGAGCATTAACCTTTGATACTAGAGATATTACTAAATCTAATTTAAATAGTAGAGATTATAAATT